GTCTTGCAACTCTTTCAAGGTTAATACTCCTTGTGGATTTATTTTGAAGGTTTTGGTTTTTTCATCGAAGTAAGTAAATTGTTTTGCAACCTCTACTAAACTGTCTTGTAATGATCCAGGATCGTTAATCGATGCATTCATTAATGCAAATGGATCGGCTAAATTACCTACCGCGAGTCCTAATCTTTGAAAAGCCGCCGCAGTTTCTACGGCTCCTTCAGGACTTAAAACTCTTTCCGCCAACTTAAACGTTTCCGACATACTGAACCTCAACATGGATGCTTGAGCAGCCATTTTGGTCAAACCTAACACACCTCCTTCAAATTGGTATCGGTTCATTTGTTCCATGTTTTTTTGAACATCTTGCATAACCGCCCTAGCATTTCCACCAATACCTCTTACATAATCTATTGAACCTTCTAAAGATTCCGATATTGATTCAATCCCGATTCCAACGTCCAAAAAACTATCACTCAAAACTTGAGCAGTTATTCCGAGGACTTTAGATGCGGAAAATAATGCTTGAATTTCTTCTTTAGTTGCAACGACGTTTCTATTTGATGCAACTGCAACCTCCTGAAGAACTCTACCCACATCTTTGATGTCCCCTCCTAAACTTCTAACTCCCGGTAAAGAGTCAGTAATTGCTCTGTTAAACTCAAATACTCGTTCCCTGCCTTGTGTGAAGGTACCAATAATTTGATTGGATATTTTGTCCAACCCTTGTCTAACGTCATCAAGGTTGAAATTTTCGGGTTTTGACGCTCCAGCATCTGAAGCTGCTGCCTCTTGAAAAAACATAGTTTGTTATTTTATCTATAAATATAAAAGGACTGATTTTTCAGTCCTTTTTGTTTAGTTCAACCCATTTATCTAAAAGATACTTTCTAATGAATATCGGCATTATTAAAAAGTCACTATAAGATACATTTAAGAGTGTTTTCAAATAATAAAATTCGTCTATTTGTCCTTTTCTATAATCAGAAGAAAGGACGAAAAAAGTCCACCCCGAACCCTACATTGACTGTGAGTTTTTCTCCTGATGGGGCGACTACTGTTCTTCTTAAATCTAATTTTGGTTCATTATCATCCATAAACTTTCTTATGAACTTTGAGTCAGCAATTGGCATTTGGTCGATAAACTTAGCAATTTCAGATTTATCTGTAATCCCATTAACCTCAACAATTTGTTTGTTTAATCTCCAAGTAACTCTCGGTGCTGTTCTTCCTTGTGGATAAGACTCGGACATTTTTTGGATTTCCAAAATTTCTCCATAAGTAAGTGGTTTAATTTTTACAGATGTTTGAGATTTTGGTAGTAATGTTACAAACGTTCCATCATCGGAAGGTTGTAAACCTTTAACTACATCCAATTCATCTAACCTTACAACACCTTTGAATGGTTTTTTCGTAATAGGGTCAACCAAGTTCAGTTCCATTTCAGGACCGAATGATGTGTTTCTTAGAAAAATTAAAATTGCTTCAACATCACCTTCTAACAAATCCTCGATTCTAACGTCAGGTTCATAAATTTTAGACCTCAACAAAATTTGGGTCATGTCGTTACCACCCGCCATAAGGATGTTTTCATCGTTAGCGGTTAGGTATCCAACCTTAATTGATTTTTTCTTATTCTTGTAGAAAAGACCTTGTGTCGGTAAAGGCACAACGTCGTGAGGTAACGAAAAATTTGATTGTCCGTGTTCTCTTGCTTGATTATCCATATAAAAATTTAACCGTAAAGTTTAGTGCTTTACGGTTAAATATAAATGTGTTAGAATTTTAATAAATAGTATCTTGATAAATTAGTAAACAAGTACGCAACGGTCCATTCTAAGAGTTGCGTTAATTGTTGCTAATCCATCTTGTGCATAACTCAAAGCGTTGAAGTTTACATCTGTCAAAAATGTTCCATAAAGAATCCATTTTTCAACTACAACTCCAGTTGGGTCCAACATTTCGAGGTCGACATCTTTTTTGTAACCCGCAGCATAACCCATACGACCTGTAACTGATTCAGCATGTAAACGTACCCACTCCATAAGAGCCTGAGCCGCTGATGGTCCAATCGGGTCTCTAAACACCGCTGGTATTGTTTGCCATGTGAATTTACCGGCAACGTAAGTTTCGGTATTCAAAAATGGAATCGGAACTGGGTTTATAACAATATGTGGTCTTGCAGATGATTCCACAAACCATTCATTTATACCAAGAGATGATGGAAACCTTAAGATAAAACGATTCTGTCGTTTTGGTTCGTAAGGAATCGGCATTTTCATTAACAAATCAGCCATGTGTTTTTAATTTTTTTGTTTTTGTTATTTTATTGATAAATATATCCTTCCACAAAAATTTTTCTATTTACTTTTTTTGGAGAACACATATTCTTATTTTACTTCCTGCTTAACTCCTCCAGCTGTAGAATAAGTCTTTACTATATTATCTGGTTTATTTTTGAAGTGTTTTTGCATTACTTCTATATTTTTTGGATCATCGTCACTAAAGCCTATAGATAAGTTATTCGGATTGAATTTATTTGCAATATCTTTTTTTAAGAAAGCTCTTTTATTTAATACTGCAGCCATTGCTTTAATGTAATTTACAAAATTTTCCATTGCCTCTACTTTGGCCTCCTCAGGATTGACCGCCCCTTGGTCATCTCCGAAAGAAACTGGATGGTACTTATTAAGTTCTAAATATGACTTAATTAACTCTTCATCACTCATTTCATCCTCACCCGCAAAAGACCTATACTTCTTTAAGTTTTTGACCAACTCGTCTTTGTCAATACCATTGAAACCCTCTATAATATAATTATAAATTGCTTCTTTTATAGTGTTGGGATTATGACCTCTAGCGGTAATGATTGCAAATATCGATCCGTTATTAATTGCCTCTCTGAAGTCATCGAATGCGGGACCAACTTTTGCTCTCATAGCATCCACCAAAAAATCTCTATCACCTTCTGTTCTAAAGTTTCTGAATGGGGAGTCACTATATCCGACTATCGTATTACCTTTGTAACTAAATGGTTCTTTTCCTATTAGATGTCTGAATTCAGCAAAGTCGTCAGTTGACATACCCACCTCTTTTCCACTTTCATCTTGTACCAAAATTTTCGTTGGCATATGAACTATATTATCGTCCCAATCGAACGCATAATATTTTAAGTCAGGGGTCCCTTCACTTTTGAATCCTTCTGTAAATCTTTTTTTCATTTGGCTAAAGGGGGGATTTTACCCCCCTATTTTTTGTTAGATATTTTCGAACGAAGCTCCTGTTGGAGTGATAAAGAATTCGATATCGATGAATTCTAATGCCTTCGTAGGTTTTAAGTATATCTTTCCTGTTAATGTATTTCTATCTAAGTCTTCAGGTGAAGAAGAAACTGTTACTCTGAAGTCATATAGACCTCTGTCTCTTCTGATTGAATCTAAGATGGGGTTAACACTATCCAAGAATTGTTGTCTAACGATTTGGTCGTTTTGTTCGAACAACAATCTTACCGCTACCGCTGAAATCAACTTACGAGCTTGAAGTAACAATCTTCTTACGTTCAATCTGTTAAGAGCCGTGTCAGCAACTTGTAAGGTTTTGTTACCCCAAATTACAGTTCCCACATCAGAGAATGTTGCGATTGGGTTAATTCTACCTTGGTACAATGTATCTCTATCTTCTTGAGTCAACTTAACTCTTGCTTTGATTGAATTAACAAGACCTCTTGTGTAACCCGCTGAAGCGAACCAAGGGAATGCGATGTTATCAGTCAACGCCAAGTTTCTACAAACTTCACCTGTTGGTGGAAGATAGATTTGTGTATTATTAACTGTATCTCTTGTAAGAATCCAAGGATAGTAAGTTGCAGTATAGTTAGAGTCAATTCCTGTGTTATCCAAGTTATCAACCGCTTCCTGAGGGTAGATAATATCTTGTGGATTAGTTGCGTCAGGAGTATACATTTGGTAATCAGGAGTAGTTGCGATATAAACCGAATCCGCTCTTGAGAATTGTACCATGTCTATAGCCTCTTCTACAAGGTTAGAGTTATTTACATAATCAATACTTGAAGTTGCAAACACGTTGATGTTTGTAGATTCAGGATTTGCGAACGTCAAGATACCAAGTAAGTATGCGTAGTAGTCAGTGTTAGCGAAGTCTTGAGTATTGTTTTGTACCACAATTCTCTTGAACAATCCATCACCTGTTGCATTTGGATATCTCTGAGAAGGTGATGCTCCCGCTAAGAAACCTGTTGCTCCAATTTGGAATCTGTCTTCGTTTGTTCTGAATTCTCTATAAACATCCCATCCGTCAAATCCACCTGCGAAACATACAGTGTACTTTCTTGAGAAGATGAAGTAGTAAGGATTTTCCTGAGTTTCAGGATCTCTTGTAAAGTCCGCAACACCACACTCGAAAGCTGTTTGACCACTTGTCATGAATGAGTTAGAAATAGTAACCACGGTTGC